CTGGAACAATATATATTTATAAACGAGGAACAGGTGTAGAAACCTACACATTATTTGGAACTGTTGTTGCTCCTAGTATTAATACCACAAATTTCAGATATTTTGAAAAAATTGCTATAAAAAAAAGTGGAGAAGCTTTTTATGGAGCAAATATAGATAAAATTTTTCCAACAACAGCACCATTAAAATCAATATATAATTATACATTTACAGAGGCACGACCATCAGGAACAGTTATGCCTCTTCCAAGTGGCCTCTCGTCAGTCCCTACAATTGAAAGCGTAAAATGGATTAAAAGTATAGATTCGGCAACAGCACCAACAAAAAACTCATTAACAGGAAAAAATACAGCATTATTTTCATATTATTATTGTGATAATTATAATAGTTTTATAGCGATGGTTAATAAAACATTCAAATTAGCATATAAAAATTTTATAGAACGAATTTATAATGATTGGATTGTTGGAATCGGCGACGCAGGAATTACTAATCAATTTTTAGATATAACCGCTATTCATTATCCTACACCCCCTTTTATTGACTGGAATGAAACAAATTTAACTGCTGATGTATATGTAACATTATTATTTGAAACTTATCAATCGGCAGCCAACGCAGTTATAGATAATCTTAATTATTCTATGCCTACTACAACTTGGGCGACTGTGTCTACTAATTATGTAGGAACTCCAGCAAGAAATACTCCTTTAAAATTTGAAGTTGCTTTTAATGCCCCATTATATAGTTTATTCAGTAGTCTTCCAGCAAAAAGAAAAATTATAACAAGTTCAACAGGATTAAAAGAAACCTATTATGTGTTAAATTTTGTTAGTTCAGGGTTAGGATTAGTCAATCCAAATCCCAATTTAAATTCAGTTATTGCTTATTCATTTTTAGCATCATATACAAGTGGAGGAGTTATTACAATACCAAATGCTAACACATTTGCTTATAGTCATTCAAGATTATTAATAAAACAAAGCCAAGAAATAAGCACAATTGATACATGGACGCCTATAAACGCAATTGTTTTTACAACTTCCTCAATTCCCATTATTGTTAATCAGTTTACAGCATCTTCTTCAATCGGATCTAATCCACCAAGTTCAAGTTTAGATAATGCTTTTGATTATATTATTACGGATTTGCAGACTAACCAACAAGGATACAGACCAAATGTGTTATATGTTCCTGAATTAGATAGAAAAATAGATTTAACTGGAAACCAACCTCTCAAAACTATAGATATAAATGTTTTTTGGAGAACCAAAACAGGTATTTTAGTACCTTTTACTTTAGCAAGTGGAGCTATGAGTTCTATTAAACTCTTATTTGAAAAGAAAATATTAGGCGAAAAACAAAAAATAAGCATGGCGTCTGTAAATGTGAGAGATATAATGTAAAAAAAAGTTTTAAAACATAAGAATAATTTAAATAACATTTTATATATATAAATGTCTCAAGTTGATAAATTTAATCAATTAAATAATCCTGATTATGTGTATTTTGATTTACAGCAAACGAATATATATAACACTACAACACAAGAGCAACAACCTCTTAAATTTTTAGAAACACGAGAAACCCCAATAATAAAAAATACTGGAGATTATTACATGAGTGTTGCACGATTTCAATTAGATACATATAATTTACCTGTAATAGTAGGTGAACCTGACTTAACACAAACAGGAACTTTTGACCCTGATAAAACAATTTATAAAGTGGCTATGAATATAACAAATGGATCTGTTACAACAACAGAAATATTAAACCCTACTGCTTATACTTTAACAGCACAAACAACAGTAACAGGAACAGCAGTTAGTAGTGAATTTGGATTTAGTGTAAAAACAGCAAGTACAGGAACTAAAAATGATATATGTGTAGCGGTAAGCGACCCTAACTATAATAGTGGAGATGGGACAGTTTTAATATGGAAAGGAACAACAACAACTAATTCAATACAACATACATTAACAGCTAATTCATTCGTACAATTAGGGGCATCAATAGGAATTAGTAATGCAGGATTAAGAGCAGTAGCAAGTGCTGTTTCAACTCCTAATGTTTATTTATATAATATAGTAAACGGAACAAATATAACAACTTACTCACACATAATTACTCCATACCCAACAGCAGAGGCTGGTGCTACACAAACAACAATAGCAGGAAACGGCAATTTTTTATGGATTGGAAAACAAAACACAGGATCAGATGGCGGACTTTCACGATTTTATAATTTTTCAACTCAAGCACAAGTAGGAGCAGAAATCGGACAAACAGGAATACTTAATTTATATAATAAAGGAGCCATGTTTAGCACAGACGCTAATTATTGGATGACTTCAGGTTATTTACATGATACAGCAAAAGGATATGTAGAATTTAGAAGATTTGATGGGTTTTCTAATTATGTATTAGCAGGACAATTTACAGGACCAACAGCAGGAGATAGATTAGGTTATTCATTTGCTATGTCAGGAAACGGAGTTTATGCGTGTGCCGTTGCTAATAGAACATCAGATATAGGTAATTTTATACATATTTATAAAAGATCAGGAACTGATTTTACCCATCTTACAGGATCTACTATAACAGGTATAAATTCTATTGGCTGGGGAGAATCAGTCTCTATGAGTAATGATGGTTCAACTATTATTGTGTCTGCTTTTGCTACAACATATATTTATAAACGAGGAACAGGTGTAGAAACATACACACTATTTAGCACTAATACTGTCCCCAGTATTAATCCAAGTTTAAGTTATGGAAGGAGTATTTCTATAACTAATAATGGAGAAGCATTTTTTCTTGCTAATTCAGGAGGAACAATATATAATTATACACTTCCTGATAGTAGACCATCAGGAACAGTTATACCTCTTCCAAGCAATATTTCATCAACCTCTACAATTGAAAGCGTAAAATGGATTAAAGATTTAGAAGATGCAACAGCACCAACACAAAACTCATTAACAGGAAGAAATACAGCATTATATCCCTATTATTATTGTAATAGCTATAACAATTTTATAACTATGGTTAATAAAACTCTAAAATTAGCGTATAAAAATTTAATGGAATTTATATATAATAATTGGATAGTTGGAATTAATGATGCAGGAATAACAAATCAATTTTTAAGTATTAGTGCGAGACAATACCCAACACCTCCCTTTATTGACTGGAATGAAAGTAATTTAACTGCTGATGTATATGTGTCTATGTTATTTGAAACATACCAAACGGCAGCCAACGCTGTAATTGCTAATATTAATTATGCTATGCCTGAAACTACTTGGGCGAGTGGAGGCGGAAATTCAGTAGGAACTCCAGTAAAAAATACCCCTTTTAAATTTGAACTTGCTTTTAATGCTCCATTATATAGTTTATTTAGCAGTCTTCCAGCAACCAAAAAAGTAATAACAAATAGCACAGGAAAGAGAGAATTATATTATACATTAAATTTTTATAGTTCAGGTTTAGGATTATTAACTCCAAGTCCTGCACTCAATTCTATTATTCCTTATACATTTTTATCAACATATACAAACTCATCAACAGGAGTTGTAACAATACCAACAACAGGAACAGACGAATATAGTCATCAAAAATTATTAATAAAGCAGAGCCAAGAAATAAGCACTATTGATACATGGACGCCTGTTAATGCTATTGTATTTACTACTACTTCAATCCCTATTATAGTAAATCAATTTACAGCATCTTCTTCAATCGGATCAAGTCCACCATCTTCAAGTTTAGATAATGCTTTTGCTTTTATTATTACAGACTTGCAGAGTAATCAGCAAGGGTATAGACCCAATATTTTACTTACTCCCAAGATTTATCGTATGATAGATTTAACAGGTAATCAATCTCTTAAAAATATTGATATAAATGTTTTTTGGAGAACCAAAACAGGTACTTTAATCCCTTTTACTTTAGCAAGTGGAGCTATGTCCTCTATTAAACTATTATTTCAAAAGAAAGTATTAGGAGAAAACCAGCAAATAAATTTGGCTTCTATGAGTGTGAGAAATATACAATAAATTAATCTCTCAAACTCCCTTTTGTTATAACTTTTTCTAAAAGTTATATTTAATTAAATTTTATAATAAATAAAAATATATTTATATATTATAAAATGGCTATTAACGATTTTGATAGAACGAGTTTAGAGGAAGCCCAAGCTTTAGGCAAATATTATTGTATTGAAGGTTATGAGACTATGACCCATGAAGCATTATTAAATGCTATTGATGCAACTTCGGCAATTAATGAAATATTTGATATTAGTGGTACTGATTTAAGTGGAAATTATAAAGTGGCTAATTTAAAGGTTGACCGAGATTTAAGCGGAAATTATATTATGACTTTTTCTTAATTAATTAATTATTTTGTTTAGAAATAACCAACCAAAATAATTATATAACTAATATATATAAAAATGTCCTCTGACTTCTCTACGGTTCTTGTTCGTGACTCGGTATTAGGCGGAATCACAGATAAACTTACTTATGCGGTTAAAAGTGGTGCAGCTTCCAAAACATACCAGCCTTTCCAGTCAATCTCGCAGTCTGCCTCGTCCTTAACTTTTAATGTAACAGTCCCCTCTGAAAATGTTGTTGTAGATCGTGAGGTATTTGTTAGATCCACAATTCGCTTTACAGTAACAGAAACAGGTGTTGCTTCAGGTTCTTTTGCTGGTGGCTACGGCACTCAATATGCTCTTCAAGCATTTCCATTAAATCATTTATTCACAACTGCTTCTGCAACTATTAACAATTCTAATGTGTCTTCAAATATTCAGGATATTCTCCCCCAATTACTTCAAATGATGTCGCAGGAAGAACTTGCTAAATATGATGGTATGTGTCCCAATTTAGTAGATTTTAATACTGCTCTTTACACTACAAATATTGCAACTTCAAATGCTAATAATGTTCTTGCTACTGCTAATCAGACTGGATACAATAAATATTTCCAGCCACGAGGCTCTTATCCAGTTAAACTTCTTGACTTCAGTAGAAAAGTCACAGCTGGAACAGTAAGCAAAACTCTAACTTCTCAAGATCCTACTGATATCTTCAAATTAGCGTATGAAGTTGAAGTATTT